TTAAAGCTATTAATGAACCAATTGTAAATGATGTACCACTGCTTGTTAATGCAGCTGTTGGTACTGGATATACTGCAACACTATTATTTGTAGTAGCTGTAGCATTATTAGAGCTTGTTACTGTTAATGTATATAGTGTATTGGTTGTAGGGGTTACTGTATAACTGTTACCAGATACAACAGCGCCTACACCATTATCAATAGCACCTGTACCATTACTAAAGTTAGGAGTTAATGTAATAGTACCACCAGCTGTAATAATAGTTGGTGAAGCATTTAAGCCACTTGCAACAGGGGCTGGCGGTGGTGGTGGGGCTGATATTGTTACTGTTGTGCTTGAAGTTGTTGTAACACCACCAGATGTAACATTAACATTATATACAGTGGTTGTAGTTGGCGTAAAAGAATATGTGTGACCAGATACTGCAGAAGCTACTAATACCGTGCCTGAACCATCTGTAATAGTACCTGTACCAGAATAGAACACTGGAGTAATAGAAACTGCACCAGAAGTAGGATCAACTGTGCCTGCACTAATTGTTGGAGGTATGGTAGCCAATACGCTTGATACACTCATATTAGATAAGCTAATGTATAATGTAAACTGAGCTGTTTGACCAGCTGTTAAAGAACCAACATCCCAAGTTTGACCAATACCTGTATCACTTGTAAATGTATTACCATCTACATATGTGTTAGAATCATATAGAGCTGAATTATATAATTGATAACCACCACCAAAGCCTATATTAACAAATCCTTTAGCTCTTGGATCTGGAGCAATTAAGAAAATGTTAGCTGATGTTGTACCACCTGTTGAAGCAGCTTGTACTACTGAATAACCATCCTGTGCTGATGTATTAAGAATGTTATTAATTGTTGTATAACTACCACCAATATCTACTGTATTATCTGGATCAACGTTCCAAGTATAACGAACATGATTTAATGTAGTACTACCTACATTCTTTAATGTTACTAATATAGTAAAGAACTTATCTGATACACCTAAATGAATATCTTGTGTAACCTGTAAATTGTTATTAAATGTAGCTACTGCCTCTGCACTTGTATCTGTTGTGCTACTACCCGATGTTGTATCTGTTACACCACCAGCTACTAAGCCTGTACCGGCCGTATAACCACTACTGGTATTAATAGCATTTGCTGCATAATTTGTAGAACCAATTTGATAACCACAACCCCAGGATACGTAAGGTGAACCTGGCATAAAGTAGTCAAAGTCTCCTGTATTAGAACCAACAACTAATCCTCCTGCATTAGTTACGTTAGTGTCCATACCAATGATATTTCTGGATACTGTACCAGAGAATCCAAATGTAGATGGAGCTGCTGTATTATGTGAACCAAATGTTCCAATAGGGCTAATGCCAAGTTCAATGTATTGGCCACCAATTAAAACTTCAGATGCTGCTGCGCCATTAACGCTATTGCTCTGAGTTACATGGTGTATACCCTGATTTGTTGCATATACTGATGTAATTGCTAGTAACATCAATGTTATAAGTTTTAATGTATTCTTCATGCTTTTATATTTACTTTAAAAATTAAAAAAGAACCCGGCTCAGATTGCTCTAAGCCGGGTATGGATTACTAGCTTATAGTATTAAAATAGATGTTGATGTGGGGCTGAAATAGCGTCTTTCCACGCTTTTTTAAACCCTACCCAAAACTTTTTAATACTTTCAACGAACTTTGACTTTGTCTTACTGTTACCTATCTTATAATCCTCGTATGCGAGTCTAACAAGACCACCAACAGCAAGATAACTTGTTATGATTATTGCTTGCATATGTGTTGTTTTGATTAGAACCGCCGCCCGGGGGCTTTGGTTGTTATGTTGGATAATGTCACCAACACAAATACTTATGTTGTTTTCTATAGATAGTTCTCTTAAAATCTATAGGTAGAAACTATCATTTTGATAGTTATAAAATATGACTAATATTAATATCTGGTAAATTAAAACGGCTATAGGTTGCAAGCTCGAGTGCCAATTCGTTGATACCGTGAGCAGAAAGGTGAAAAAAGCTCACATCCTTGATCCCTATAATGTCACCTTAACAGCCGTAAAATGGTGGACCTGCCGGGATTTGAACCCGGGTGTTCTATACCGTTCTTATTAGTTTCTACAAGCTTATCATTACTAATAAGATATATACCCGTAATGCTGATATATAAATTGTTTGGTAGTGTTCCTGCTATTCTACTACCATGGAATAGTCAGTCTCGCTGAATGACGGTTATAATATATAGCGAGAATCTATACTACAACCGATCGAGCTTAAGCAGCTACGAGTGCGAAGCTTTCGCTTGTATTGAATGAATCCGTTACAGAAGCGACTGCGTTCTTGAGGCTTTGAATAATGCCGTTTGTTTTGTAGTAATTTATAAGGATTTACTAATCCTGCTTGCTTCTAATACATCTGTTATAGAGTCGAATCCAGAACAGGCCCATAAAATATGTTAAAGAACTATAAGTAATATAATATATTTACCATGAATAGCAACTTAAAAGTATTATCTGAACAATATCAATTAATGTTAGAAAAACGTGTTCAACCAAAACCAGATACAGAAGAAGCATTACAACAATTTTTAGAAAAAAGAGCTGCTGGAGCTGCTAAGATTGCTAATAGTTCAAAAGAAAAAGGTGGTTTTGCTACTTTGACAGCTATTCATTTTGCTGCAAAAGCAAAACCTTACGCAGAAGCTGAAAAGATGGAAAATGATCCTAATAAGGATTGTGACAAATGTAATGCTCATTATAAAAAAATGGCAGAAGAGGTTTATGCTAAATTAGCAGACTTAGATAAATTGTCTCAAAAAGATTTTCAAGCTCTTATGGGTGAGTTAGAAGTTTGGGGAGAAGTTTATATTCGCGCCACCAAACCTGGTAGCTTAAAGATTTAAATCTGTAAAATCATTTAATATACCTTCATAAGGCTTATCTTGCTTAAAAATTTGCATGATACGATTATGTTCATAATCTGTGGTTGGTATTATTTTAGGTTCTTCTCCTTTAAGAAAAATAACAGTATAAGCTTTATGCTTATCTACCATTCTACGAATTACTATCATGCTTTATAGACACACCAACATTGTTCTCCACAATCAACAGTTCCGCCACTAGCAATATATCCAGCAAAATAATCATTAACTGCTTCTACCACTCCTGGCCAAGTTGCACCATAATCATGACCAGCAATATGCCCGCCTTTCTTTACTTTAGGGAACCAAAGCATAATATCATCCATAACCGCTCTATAGATATGATTAGCATCAATAAAAACAAAATCTAATGATTCATCTGCATATAATTTAGATGCTTCAATTGAGCTTAATTTTTTTGGGTTAATAATATGTTTTACAGGTTCTATATTTTTAAGAAATAATTGATAAACAATATCATCTGGTAATTTTTCTGGGTTTATAGTACCAAGACCTTCTATGGTAATTCTATCCCAAGTGTCAATACAATCTAATTTAATATTGTGACCAGAATTAATAATTTCTACTGCCATAAAAGCAGCTGAATTGCCTTGAAAACTTCCAATTTCTACAAAATGAGCATTATCATATCTTTTAGCCATATAAGAATATAACTGAGGATATGTAAACCAACCTGGTATTTTATAATGAAAGTGTTCCATATTATTATTAACTATAAGAGGTTAATATTCAAGTAGAATAATGTCCTGTTTATAATAAGTCTTTGTATGAAAATTTATGATACGTTTATGTTTAATGGTGAGACTAAAATATTAAACTTTAGACTGCATGAATTAAATGATTATGTAGATTATTTTATTTTTACAGAAAGCATTTACACACATCAAGGTAATAAAAAAGAATTAATATATCCTCAAATAGATTCACAATTTGAAAAATTTAAAGATAAAATCATATATGTGCCTTGTATAGAACTGTTTTCTACAACAGAATCTTGGCATAATGAACAAGGTCAAAGAAAATATGTTGTTAATGGGTTAAATCAATTAGACCTAGATGATAATGATGTATTATTGCATTCAGATGCAGATGAAATACCAGATTCTAATATTTTAGCTCAAATAAAAAATATTGGTCTTAAAGGGTCCTATGTATTTCCACAGCATTTGTATTATTATAATATAAAATGTAGATGTGAAGCTATATGGAAAGGAACTGTTGCTACAGATATTGGGACATTTAAATCTTTAAGCTCAAATACACAAAAATTAAGAGCTAGCACCAATGAATTACCTAATATTACTGGTAATAATGGTATTGCTGGATGGCATTTTTCTTATTTTGGTAATGAACAAGACATTATTAGAAAACTTAAAAGCTTTGCACATACAGAATTTAATAATGATTATTTTACCAATCCAGAAAGAATTAAACAAGTTATTGAACAAAATGCAGACTTATTTGATCGTGGAATATATAAATTCAGTAAGATACAAGATGAATCATACTTGCCAAAGTATGTTCATTTACTGAATTAAATTCTTTCGTATTTATATACTGCTATATTAGTATGATTGGTAGTGTTACCATTTGGATCTTTTGCAAAAAATGATCCCTGCCATTTTACTATAAATCCTAAATTTTGAATATATTGATGTAATAGATCAATATGCTTTCCAGGACCTGCAACACTCTCATCATGTATTTCTATATAAATAGTTTTAAAGCGTTGGAATATAAAGCTTGGAGATTTTAAAAAGATATCATATTCTGCACCTTCAATATCCATTTTTAATACAATATCTTCATTAACTGGAAACCAGCTAATAATATCGGTTAAAGATATTGTGCTAATAGTAATATTGCCTTGATTGATACGAGATTGACAACCCTTGTCTTCAATAGTAATAAAGTCTCCAGTATTATTTGTTACCGCTGCATTAATAGCTTTATAACAAGCAATATCTTTAGTATTTTGTAATAGCTTTACAAAATTATTTGGATTTGCCTCTACAGTAATGATTTGTTTAGCATTTAAATCATTACAATACAAATCAAACATTCCAAAATGACCGCCAATATCTAATATATTTTTACTAGTTATTTCTTCTGGTGTTACATTATAAACATTCCAATCAAAGATTTCTGAATATACAAATTCATCTTGTAATTTTAAATGTGGATATTTCATGGGTATTGGGTTCCGTAGCGCTCTAAAAGTATATTACGAGATTTTGTTGTTACATCTGCCACATCTAATCCGTTAAAGGTAGCTGCTCCAATATGCCATATTGGAAAAGGTCCATGTTTCATATTGTGGTTATTTGCATCACTTGGCAATACTTGTTCTGGTATTTGATGAATAGTATATCCAGCAGCCCCAGCTCTTAAACAAAAATCAACATCTTCTCCTGTTCCTGGTGTAAAGGTGATATCTAATAATCCAACCTTATTAAACACTTCTTTTTTTACTGCTGCACAAAAGAATATTACCCAAGGTTTATTATTCCAAAGATCTTTTACAAGACCTGTAACCCCAGCAGATTGTTTAGTAATAAAAGGATCAATTAATAATGGTAGCCATGTATTAGACAATAATTTAACATCATTATTAAGTAAAATAATATATTCTCCTTTACTAGCACAAATGCCCATATTAACAGCATTTGGATAACCAATAGGTTCTGGCCATTGTATAAGCTTAAATGATGGATCTAAATTGCTAACATATTCAATAGTACCATCTTTACAGCCATTAGATACAATTATAACTTCCGTATTAGTAAGGTCTGTATGATCAATAATACTTTCAATACATGTTTTAAGTAAAGATAACTTATTATATGTAGGAATAATTATAGAATTTTTGACCACATAACAAATTACACTATTTTAATAAAAAATCAAATGAATTGATTATTATTGATGTTATAATAAATTGTTTTTATGTCTCTTACACAAATAGGTATTAAATATGGCACAGATAAAGCTAGTGTTCATAAATTCACAGATTTTTATGATTCCTATTTAAACCCTCGTAAAAATGAGTTATTGAATATCCTAGAAATTGGAATAGACAACGGTTGCTCTTTAGCTATGTGGAAAGAATATCTTCCAAATAGTGCTATATATGCTATTGATATACAGCCCAAATTTCAATATAAAAGCAATAATGTCTTTATAGCTCAAGGAGATCAAGGTGATAGTAATTTTTTACAAAACGTATTCCCTGGTGTAAAATTTGATTTTATTATTGATGATGGTAGTCATTATATATCTCATCAATTAATTTCTTTAAGAACCTTGTTTAGTCGTTTAAAGAGCAACGGTTTATATGCAATAGAAGATTTACATACAAGTTATACTCAAAGAAAAATTGTTAATGTAACAGGTGAACCTTGGGTATTTGAATATGGTGGTCATTATGGCTCACCAATAGACTATACAACTTTAAAGGTAATAGAAGACTTAGAATCCTCAAAATACTATAATTATAATCCTTATCTACCCGTAGATCAATATAACTATATTAAATCAAATGTATCTCAAGTAAAACTGCATAGAACCTCTGATGTTCCACCAGGATTTAAATGGGAAGATAAATACGATAGTATTACTTCAATGCTAGTTAAAAAATAGGGTGATTATTTGTGTGTCAGGAAATCACCAAACCCCGTGAGAGCAGCCCATCCTGTTTTCGCTTCAACGGTTGCAGAATATTGATACAGGTCTGCAAATAATTTATAAAAGCTTAGTTTTAGATTTCTTAGGCTTTTCTGTTTTTTCTGTAAGAATCTTAGGAGATTGTGGATTAATAAGATTCATTATATCCTCTGGTAATTCTTGAACTTCCCAAGTACCATGTGGAGGGCAATGAACAAATGTAACCTCATCAATAGTAGTATCTTCTCTTGTAATAACATTGCGATGAATACTACAAATAAATACAGAATTTAAAATAACAGGTTTATTCTTATGTGCTGGATTAGCATTGGTTAGGGTAATGAGCATAAAAATAATTATTAAATTAATCTGTAAATCAACTTATATCGGAATATTGACTTCTCCTATATTGATACTATTGCCAACCTTATGATATAAAAATACTTTTTTAGGTAATCCATCTTCAAATTTTAATTTTTTAGCTGATTCAATAGCACTATTAGAATCTTGATATTTTGCTGTTTTGTCTGTATTACGACTCCAGCTATTATCGCAATAAAAAAGATATTCTTCCAATACATTTCTAGCATTCATGTATTTAACTGAAATATCTGCAATAATAAATTCTGGGTTTGACATATTAATCTGTTACATCTAACAATGTTAATCTTTTTTCCAATTGAAGATTTTTAATATTATAAAGAGTTTTTTCTATGTCTTGAGATACTTTAAATTTTATTTGTAATTCACTAGACCGTTTATCAACATATTCTAAAATATCTAATGGTTTAATATATTTAAGACCTTCATTACCATAGAAATTGATTTTTTTATCTTTACATTTTTCTGCTATTATATCTACTGCTTCCATTAATGCTGCCCATCTAGAAAATTCATATAAAGTAATTGTATTCTTAACTGGCATCGGCTTGTTTGTTTTTGTTAAGTGGATTTGTTTCATACAAAGGTTCTGTAACTACAGCTGTTGTAGCTGTTATATAAATTGAATTTTTAGTATTGCAATGACCGCAAGTGTAACGGTTTTCTTGATTAAATCTTATAGGAACTTCTGATTCTTTTTTGCAATTAGCACATTCTACTATAGCCATACTAGCTGCTAATACTTCTGCTTCTTTAATCATTAAATCTCTGGCATCCCTAGCAGCTTTATATTCCATATATGCTCCAAACAAATAGAATATAATAAATTGAATTATAATAGCTTCTATAAAAGTTGGTAAAAATTTATAGCCTATTAAATGACCTGCTTCACCAATTATAGAAGCTATAATGATAGTCTTAAGCAAAGAGCTACCTAGGCTAACCCACATATTTTTCATAATGTGAGAATATTAGCTGTTTTTTACAAAAGGGGCAAGAGAAAAATCTTGTAAATTTGAAGCTAATTTTTTACACTCTACCATTATTCCGTTTAACTTATTACGGAAATCTTCTATCTGCTCTTCTTTACCTTTAAATAAAGGAAGATCTTTTGCTTCACGAACTTTATTACGTAGATCTTGAGTCTTTACATAGATATCTGCTAATTCTCTTAATGCATCTTGTAAAGGAAATGGTAAACTTTGAGGTGGTAGAGAAGATAGATATCTGTTACCTAGATTTCCCATTTTGTTAAGACTAGGCACACTATCTCTACTAAATTCATAAGGTGACATAGCCTCTGGTGCAGTAGCACCTTGCTCACCGGTATAGTAAGAAGATTCTTCTAGGGTTTTCTCTAGAATAGATTCTGTTTTACTTTTTTGGTCCATTAGCTGGTGTAGTATTTAATACGCCTGTTAAAAATCTGCTATTGCATTTAGGACAAATCCAATGTGCTTCAGTAACAATATTTTGACCTCTTTTTACTTGCATAATACGAGGATGAACAGAGCTTTGACCACATGTTGTGCAAGAAGATGGACGTGGTTCTATTGTATTTTGTAACATAGATAATTATATTTACTCAAACATTTTAAAATACTCAGTGAATAATGCATTCATTTGTGGCTTATTAAAAGTAGATTTCCATGTATCTAAATAATCTAAAATAGAATTGAATTCTAAATCTACACAAACCTCTTTAAATTTATCAAAATTAGATTTGAAATTATCATTCTGAACTCGTTGAGATTCATATAGTTCCAATTCTTCATTGTATTGTTTAATGCCATATGAAAGATCTACTAATTTAAGATTTTCTAAGACCAAATTTTCATTGTTCTTTATAGTCAAAATATCCTTTTCAGAACAAGCATTATTATTCACATAAGCATTATAAGCTTTTGCTAATTTAACACCTCTAACTTTACCAACACCTTCTATACCTGCAATATTATCTGAGGTATCTCCTACTATGGCTTTATAATAAAGAAATTCTTTAGGTGTTAATTCAAATATACTTTCAAAATTTTCTATTGTTATAAGCTGCTTCTTAACAGGATTAAATAAAGATATATTTGTATTAACAAGCTGGGCAAAATCTTTATCTGCACTTATTATAATCTTATTGCCTTCAATAGTAGATGCTAGCCAATTAATAACATCATCTGCTTCTAATCTTCCTGGATAATAGCTTTTAACACCTAGATAACCAGCTACTTCTGCAATAAGATCTGCATTATCATAAACACCTTTATTCTTTTCTGGGTCTCTATTTCCTTTATAAGATCCATTGGTAGACTCTTGACGGAAATTCTTAAGCCCATATTGAAGCTTTTTATCCCAAATTAAACAAATTTGATCTGTATTGAATTTTTCTGCATAAGACTTTAGTATCTTAAGAAAGGTAAAAACACTTCCAACATTATCACCTTTTGAATTTAATAATTGCTTACCTTGACTGTTTGTTACCCAATGAGCTCGATGTAGAATGTTGTTTCCGTCTATTAGAAGTGTTGGTTTTTGATTCATTTTTAGATGCTTTAATTAACTGTTCACTATATTCAGCTAAACATACATTATAGACATCTTGAGGTAGAACACCACCTATTTCTAAAACTTTATTAGACAAACCCCATTCTATTTCTTTATTATCTATAGATCGAATATGTTTATCCGGTAAAGAAAAAAATAAAGAAGTGTCTTTATCTTGCTTAATTCGAACCAACCATTCTCCTTTATAAACACCTTGAGTCACCACATAAATGTGATGTTGTTTGGATGAAAATAAAGATCTAATTTTTTTAAGGAGTGAACCCATATGGGTCTTGACCATTACTATTCATTATGTTTTGGTTAATTTTAAACATCACTCTACGAAATCTTTCCAACAAAGCATCATTTTCTGCTGTATTGTTAGCTGAAACAACTTCTACTGGATTATTGTTTAAATCATAACCTATTAATATATAAGGGCCCATGAATTCTTTAATCTGTGAGTCTAATGTATTAAATTCTTTATTGGTCTCTTTAACCAATTTGGTCTGCATCTGCTTAAACCTGGCTTGAGCTAAAGCCACCATTTCAACTATTTTCTTTTGCTCTTCTGCTGTAATATCTGTTGGACTGTTTACTTCTACAGCAGATAATAAAGGAGAGTCTGTAGAAGTAAATTGTCCCGGAGCAATATTTTGTTTTGTTTTTTTCTTAGAAACACTCTTACCAGGTTTAGGTGTTTTGCTCATCAATATACTTACTATATTAGCGAACTAAACTACGCAATTCTGCTTCAGATACACTTGGAGTAAAGCCTTTATCTACACCCTTTACAATACAACCAATTGCATCATGAGAATGTAATGATTCTAGATGTGAGCAGATAATTTTAAAATCTATGATACGACTATCATTATTAAATACTTCATAAAGAAGACGAGAAGCATCTTCTACAAATTTTAAATTAGCTCCATTTAATTCTGCAAATGCTTGTTCATCTTCTCTCTTAACCATTACTTGAGTCTCTGTAGCTAAAGCTTTTACGCACATTTGTTGAATTTCTTCAAACCAAACATGCTTATCATATTTAATTGAAATGCGAGCTACTGATCTTTGAGAATGAGATACAACCGCTTTATTACGATACTTACGAGCATGTTCTCCTAATTCATATGAGCAAGGACATGCTGAGGAATAAACAAAATCAAAATGAACAATACGCTCAAATACATGGGCTTGATCCAAATTACATTCAACGGCGATATTATAGTATTGATAACCATGATTACCTGAACGTAAGCTTTTTTGAATAATTGGATAAGAAATCTTAAGAATAATCTTTGCATCAAAGGTTTGAAGATTAGATTTATATAAACGTAAAATGTCTTCAATATAATCTGCATTAAATACATTACCTTTATGCTCATAGAAAGAACGAATAATACGAGACATATTAATTCCTTTCTTTTCTGCGGCTAAAGATACTGTTCCTGTAACAGCTGTCTCTAATTCAATTGGATCTCCACTTTGACGCGTCCATTTAAGAGGCAATTTAAAATTATGAATACCAACTTGTTGAATAGCTACTTTAGCACCTTGAATAAGAGATGATGGTCCATTTTGCAGATCTGGTAAAGTGGCAATATATGCAGCATCAACCTTAAGGTTAGTATCATAAGTGCGATCTGGCTCTCTATATGAACCATTTGTATTATTAGAATCTGATGTAATTGCAGACTCTTTATCTTCACCTAACCAGTCATAAGATTGTGTATTAGTATTTTTCACGTGTTTAAATTGTTCTCCCGTTGTATAGCTCTGATTTGTTATTGATTCCATATTTTACTAAATAGCTTATTATCACCTCAATTGAATCGGTTTTCAACTTAAACTTTTCTGGAATAAATTGACCACCATCATAAAATTCAAAAAAGGTTTCTCCAAATAATTCTTTATGATTAAGGTAACATGTGCAAAATACTGATGCATTGCCTGGATCAATCATTACTGTCCAGGAACGAGGATCTGCTTCACTATATCCATCAAAGATCTTATAGACCATGTAACCTGAGTCTTTAAGTCTTTTTATAAAATAACTTTGAGTTGTTAATTTATTAGCCATTATTTAACCAACCCTGAAATAATAAATTTAAACTCCACTTCTGGAGATGGCTTAACATAGAATATCATAATCTTATGATTAAGATTTATTCCAATTCTTGCATTATCAAATTTTACTGAAGCTAATACTCTAAAAATATCTAAATTAAAAGGCAATACTTGAGTTAAAGGTTTACCCTCTACTGTATCTCCAATCTTAATAGTTATATTATCAGTATTGCTCTTTTCTCTATCTCCTAATTCACAATAAATACCATCTGCATCTGCAAATAGATAAATCTTATTAGAATCTGTGGTAAATGAGCTGGCTTTAAGAACCTCTTGAAGCTTCTTATAATTGATATCAAAGAAAGTATTAAGCTCTAATGCTTCAATCTTTTCCCTTTTAGTAGTAACCTTAGGAACTATTGTATCATCTAAGAAATGATATTTAAATTGAACAGCTTTTGATTTATAAGACATGCTGTTACTATCAATTTTAAAATTGATAATGTCTTCTGGTATAACCTCTAATACTCTAAGAAGCTTTTTAATATCTCCTATATTTAAAGAGGTTTCTTGCTCTATTTCTATTGGGTAATTGTATTTTCCAAGTAAAATAATACTAGTGTCTGGTTTATTACAAATAACATGTATACCTTCTTTAGATACTTTAAGAGAAGCTATATCAACAGCTTTACTTATTACATTAAGAAAATTATCGGCAAAATCTTTTTTAACCAGGTTGAGTTCCATTTGTTACTTTCAGTTTTTTTTTATTAATATTAGAATCTTTAAGAATAGCAAGAGTTTGTTGTGCTATTTCATTAAAATGATTCATTTGCTGACGTAATGATTGGAGCTCATTTAAAATATCATTCATTTGAGCCTGTTTATCTAAATCAAATTCTAATTGATTAGGATCTGAAGGTGTTTGGCTAATGATTTGTGCTTGTTGCACCGGTTGTGCTAAAAATTGAAAATCTGGCTGTATTACTGGTTGAGGTGCTGGTTGAAATACAGGTTGAGGTGCTGGTGCAGGTATTACTGGTTGTTGATAAACAGGTGCTTGGCGTTGAGGTTGAATACCCATAGCTTTAGCAATACCAGATGGCATTACTTTAGACATATCAACATCTGTGACATTAAGAGAATCCCCAACGCTATTCTTCTTAATACCACCTAGATCATTTGATACCATTTTACCAAGCATAGCAATAGCTATCATTTGTTCTTGCGTCAATCCTTGAGATTGTGAGGCTATACGCTCAGCATCAGCATCAGACATAGACTGCGCAGCAGGTCTATTAAGGTCCTGCTGGCGAGCCAACATAATTTGCTGTCTTCTTTGTTCTTCAGTCATTTTTATAGATCATCTAGACCAGCTAATAGATTTTTAATCTTAGCATCCTTAGCTGGATCTGCTGCTTCGGATTTAGGTGTATCTACAATAGCTTTGGCTGGAGGATTATAAGGAACATCTTCTTCTTCATCTACTACAGGTGTTGTTACTTTAGCTGTAGTAATGGTAGTTGGTTGTTGACCACCATAATAATGTTGATCAATAAACTTCTTAATATCATCTACAGTCTTATGTTCTAAGAATGAAGATAAATCATGAATTGACTTATAAATCTCTTCTGCTTTAGAAGCATCTAATCCATCAATTGGAGATGGGCTTAGAAAACGTGAAGCTGTATAAGTAGGATACTTTGGAGCTTTAGGATTATCTGATACTAATTCGCATTTAATACGAAGATTACATCCCTTTTCAGAGAGATCAAAGATCTTCATACCAAATTCATTAGCATCATCACCATTAATAGCTGATTGGATAATCTTATCTAATTGACGACCAAAGCGTAATACCTTTACTGTTCCATTGTTATCTGGATTATTTGGATCATTAATAACATAAACATTAACCATCCAATTTTCTTTACGCTTAAGTAATTCTTTAGCACGCTTAAGTTCATCTTCTGATGAATTAGTATTACGAATGATCTTAAAATATAATTCACTAATTGGGCAGCGTTCACCCCAAGTAGAAGGTGATGTCATACTAACATATTGACCTGTTTCAATACTCTGCCAACCATGATGATAATAATGACTAAAGGTATTTTCTGGCGATTTAGTATTTGGCAATAGACGCACTAGATATGTGCCTGGTTGCGCAATAGATAAGAGGTTCTTGTAATTTACACCAGAACCTTGTTTGTTCTTGGCATTATCAAGAGCCGATTTAATACTTTCAAACATGCTTGCATTGAATGTAGACATAATATTTTAGGATTTAAGGATTATTTGAGTTTAGGATATTTTTTATTAGTTTGAAGCCATTTGCAATTACAATTTTAGCTTTAACGGAATTATACAATCTTGTTTTATACTTGGCAACATTATTGCATAATTCTTTAAGAAAAATTTCTTTGTCCTGACCACAAAATATATTTAATTGATCTTCAAAGTGAGGCAAGGAGATCAATACATAGATATTAACTCTATTTTCTAGATAATCAACAAATGGTTGAGTTGTGTAACCATTGTTTTTTTGACTATATTGTTCTAAAGTCATTTTCTCTTCTGAACATAAAAGAGCTATGTATTTTAAAGATTTCTTAATACTTTCTAAATGACTGTCTGAATCTGGAGATTCTTCTAATTTTAATTTTTGAATCTTACTATAAACTGCAATAGCCTTTTGAGTATTATAAAATGATAATGGGAAATGATCCTCATCTTTATACATAAGATAAGGCGCCATAAAGAATTCTCTAGCATTGATTTGCGGAAATTTCTTAAGGAATAATTCTATTTTTTTACAGTATACACCATCTGAAGTCTCGTCAAAATTATTAAAATCTTTACGAGCTTTCCATGGTTTATTCCTAGCACCTCTAGAGACACTTAAATAGGTGTTATACACCTGATGATGGTTCATTACTTAAATTTTAATATATCTTTTACAATTTTGCTACGGCAAAGATTTGTATTATTTTTAAGAAATATTAAAATAGCTTTCTTCTCATTATCAACATGAATAATCTTCATGAATATCTTTTTATAGATGGGCTTTCTGATAATAAGAGAAAAGATTGCTACATCATTAAGCTTTTTATTATGAATAATAGAACAAAAAGACGAGAATTTAACTATCTCTGAATGTGTCTCTTCAGCTGTTAATTCTTTTAATGGGTTTGAATCAATAGATTCTTTTAAAGCTGTAATTACTCCTGACATATTATATCTTAGGGGTTAAAGATTTAGTAAATTCAAAAAATGCTGGGGTTGATTGGCCACCAGCTGCATATTCATGGCCACCACCTTGACATAATTTAGCTGCCAATTTTGATAGGTCTATTTCACATGTTTTTGATTTACGCCAGGATACATGATTACTGTTTATATTATAAAAGAATGCAATTTCTGCATTATGTTTTTCAATAAGATGATGGCAAATCTCATTGGTAAATTTTTCTCCATGAGTACCAACAATATATCTATCTTGTTTGCCAATGCTTACCTTGCCTTCAAAAATCTTTAATCCAGCTATAGCAGCATTTTTACGTTCAATATAATCTTTAATAATATTGGCTTCTTGAACTGTAAATTGATTAAATCCCTCATAAAACCTTTCTAAGAATTTATGTGTCCTTGATTTATCTGGAGATTTCTGAGTGTTTGTAAATAAACAATTTAAATTATAAGAATCTGGTAATTTAAAGACATAACTATCATAATCATCACACAAAGCTATAAAATATTTTTGTGCATCTGTTAAATGGGATAATTTGTCTTTATAAGTGCGATAAATTAATTTAGAGCAAGAAGTGGTTACAGTTACCATCCCCTGAGCTCGTTTATATTTGTCTGCATTCTTAGCGTGAGAATTATGATGATCTATAACTATTACATTAGGTGCATCAATTAGATCTATAATCTCACTTGTATCCAAATCTAAAAAATAAACATTGGTATAATTAACAAAACTGTCTGTCTCAAGCCAACGGAGTAATTCTTTACGTATATTAGATACTGAAGCCGCTGTAAATTTGATATCACCAGGTTTTGCACCTAATACTTGATGTATAGCTATTAAGCTACCAACACCATCAAGATCAATATCTGTAAAAATATATGTTGAACTATTGGACACAAAACTATTTACCTTTTGAGCTTATATTGTCCAGTTTTTGTGTTAATAATGATACTTCATCTGGTTTAGCTCTCTTTTTATTGTCTAAACCTATATAATCATCTTCTTCTGACAGAGTTAATGTCTTATAGTCAATTTTAAAGGCTTTAGCTTCATGTTTGGGTCCTAAACGGTTTTTAATACCGCTTACTTTGATAATACCTAAATCTAAATCGCCTTCTTCTTGATATATACCCCAAACCACATCTGCTGTAAAGGCTACACCCATAGATTCTGATACTGTATCTAAGCTAGGTATATTCATGCCTTCTCTATTGGTCTGAATAGCACTTACTACTGGTAGATTAAAATAATAAGATAAAGCTCGTAATTCTTCTGCTACATTTTTGCCTTGTTCATAAGAATTATCACCTGCTGCTTTAATTAGTCCAAGATAATCTACAACCAATACTTCTACTTTTATACCCTTTTTGATCAAAGATTCAACATATGACTTAATTCCAGCCACAGTAATAGCTTTAGGTGGAAATTCTTTAATGATTAATTTCCTCTTTCTCTTTTCAGAGACATCTTTAAAATAAGATTCTAAAGATGTAATATTACTATTAATGTCATTAATAGGTATCTTAGATAGATGACTACTAATACGTTTAGCATACATCATCTCAGGCATTTCTAAAGATATAAGGCATGTGGTTAAGCCTTTATCTGCCATATTAGATGCAACATTACCTAAAAAGATAGATTTACCAACATTGGTAGGACCTAAGAATAGATAAAGAGCTCTACCATTCTTAGCTAAACCTCCACCAATCTTATCATCTAAGAAATTCCAACCTAAAGGTAATGTCTCTGTCTTTGTGCTAAATTCATTTAATATCTTTTGATAATCTCCATAGAAATCTAATCCTGTATCATTTACCAAAGATATATTACAAGCCTTTTCAAACAATTGTAGGAATCGAGCATAATCTGCTTCACCATTAAGAAATTCATTTACAATAGTGCTAACACTATTAGCTACAGACTTTTCTTTAAAGTATAATTCTGAATTATGGATTAATTCATCTATATTACCATTAAGATCTACAGATTTATAAGATGTTAATGCATTTTTAGCTAATGTAATTTCATCTTCTGTTTTAAGGTAAGTCTTAATCTCTGTTATAGTTGGTAAAGTATTTCTCTTTGTAAAGAAATCCTTTATAATGCTTATAACTAAACGATTACCTTCTGATTTAAAATTTTCTGGTATTAAATGATCTAATACTAATGAGGTATAATAATTATTGGTGAGAGCATTACTACATATAACATTCTCAAAATACTCATTATTAATTTTTAAAGATTCTTTTTTCACAATATACCTTATTATGGGTTAATGTTTTATATTATACAACCATAAATTAAAAAAGCTAAGTGTTAACTTAGCTTTTTTGTTAATTATACTTGTTCAATTGGAACTAGAGGAACCGGCTCTAGCTCATTTTCTTTATTACCACCAAATCGAACTTTTTCATTAAGAGTCTGTTCTAATAGAGGTAATACCTTCTTTTCCCAAAAATCTGGATCATTTTCCCAGGTCTTAGCATATCCAATCTTTTCCCCATTCATAATAAATGTAGGACCAGATGCTTGAATAAGGCCAAAAGCAATCGCCATGTCTTTAAGACCTGCATATTTGCTTAAACCAGTGCGAAAATTAAGATATAATTCTGCTTTTAAGAAAGGAGGAGCAAAACGATTCTTAACAGTCATAGCTGTAAGAGTAACGCCACTCACACTATGAGCTACTGCTACTGATTCTTGGTCTTCGTTTTTATCAATCTTCTCGTTTCGAGTCGCAAGCTGAACCAACAGAGAAGCAAGATAAATAGGGCCGCTACCACCGGATTGCTTCTTAACCAATTCAGGATAGAGTGATGTTGGGTTGTCATAAATATGATTAGTAAACAGAATAGGCACTCGAGCCTTAGCTGCTTTAAAGGTTAAAGCTCTCATCATAGATTTCATGGCCTTAGCTTTTAAACCCATGTCTGCAGCATCTTTACCCTCTTGAACATCTCTTAATTCTTTAGCACTAGCTAAATTACCAAGACTATCAATTGCAATAATGACTTTTAGATCTGGATCATTAGCTTCAATAATCTTATCTAAGAATGTTGCAATTTGATTGCGGCAATCTTCTACAGATTCTACAGGATAATATTTAAGACGAGAGCTATCTACTCCAAGATCTTCTGCAGATTTCTTATCTACAGCTGCTTCTGTATCCCAAATGGCTGCAAAGTATCCTTTCTTTTGAGCATTAGCAATAATCTTATTGATAATGAGAGATTTACCAGATTGAGATGGACCAACAAACCCAGTAATGCGTCCTACTGGAATGCCTTTATATAGGCTACCTGAGAAGATAGCATTTAAAGAATATGATCCTGTATCAATCCAATCTGATACGATAGATAATGAATTGTCTTCTGATAAAAGAGCTGAATCTTCATTTAAGGCATCAACGGCTGCAAATATATCTTTAATATTTGAGCTCATTTTAGGCTTAGAAGAATCATCATCAGATGATTTATTTTTTTTAACGTAAGCCATATATTTTAGCTGTTATCGTCTGCGTCAAATAATTTAATGGTTGGTGCTGGTTCTGCTTTAACAGATTTAAACATTTCAACATATTGAGCAATAAGATTTGGCTCTAAGGTTAAATTATCTGTAAGAGCAATTTGATTTTTGCTATAAGTCCAATTTGGAAATGAATCACGATCTGCAAAAAATTCTCTAAACATTAAAGGATAAAGCTGAACTTGAAGCTTTTTGTCTTGAGATGGTGTAACATTAAGAATTGCTGGTTTAGTAACCACAATTGAATTAGCATCATCACTTATATAGGTAGCAACAATAGTGCGTTGAATATTATCTAGGAATACAATGATTTGGTTTTGGTTCATGTTATAATTTTATAGGATTAAGGTTAAATATCAAGTATTATTCTAAGTCTTGTTTGATTTGTTTTTCAATTATATCTATACGTTCAGCTACAGATCCCTTTACTAGAACTACTTTATCTGTAGTCTCTTGTAATAATTTTATATAATGAGAAAATTGCGTAACGGTTTTATCAAAAAATTCTTGACCGACACTACGAACATTATCATTAACTAAAGGTAATTCAGGAATAATATAAAAAATACGACTATAATATGGCAGACAACTCTTATAAATTGTCTCTAATACATCCATTTCTTGAGCTGTAATATCTCCTTTATTAAAATGATATCTAGTATAAGATATTACATCTAATACAGATCTATCTGTAATGACTCTTCCAGGTTTTAAACAAGCTTCCGCCTGCTTTGAAAGTATCATATATTGAGTAAGCAAAGTCCCACCCTCATTAATAGGTAGATATGTTCCAACCTCTCTAGCCACTCCACTTAAGAAAGAAATTTTATACTCACTAACAATATTCCTATGCTTTAATTCATTAATAAGTGTAGTCTTACCTTGAGAATGAGCTCCACTTATTGCTGCCTTATAATTAGTTTTATTCATATTTTTAAGCGATACCCTATTGTATTATCACTAAAGAAAATTACAAGCGCAAAATCAACAATTCCTTTAGAAACTAGATAAGGTTTGACCTCTTCTATTTCTTTTACCGGGAGTTCTTGATTACGAATACAATCCCAAAAACAATAATCGCGGATATAAACAGAATCGGCCAGTAAGTGAGGATAGTTTGCATGTACTGAATTAGTTATAGCTTCTAATGATGTCATTTACCATTAACATATAATTTAAATTGTTTAATATTATTTTCTATAATATTAAATTGAACATTATCAACCTTGGTTTCTAATAGATCAACCAATTTAGTAGATTCTTTATTCCATGTTCCTACTTGTTCATTATATTTAATTTTCTTAAGACCATGAACAATAGGAGAAGATGTATCTAAAGTATCAATCCAATTAAATTCTGATCCTTGATAAAAACTAAATTCTCTTGGATGAGAGCTTCCTAATAGATGATGAGGTAAATTTTTATTAATAACACCATCATTTAATAATTTGCTAAGGACCAATACTCTACCCATAGCCATAGATACCCATTTATTAGGATGAGGAAAAGCTTTTGTATAAGCATCTCCTATAAATGCAAAAGCTATTTTAGAGCAAAAACCTGAATCATTTAAGGTTTTATAACATTCAACTATATCTTCATAGGAAGAACCTTGAACTACTCCAATAGCTTTGGTTTCTTTGGTGATATCTTTACTATAATTTTTTATAAAATTATTAAATAGTTCAATAGTTTTATTCTTATCACCCAAAGCATCAGGAATAATGTATTCTGTTGGATTTAATTTATTAATCCATTTGACATATTCTGTTGGGTTAAATGCTTCACCTAATTCAAATAAAGAATTATCTAATAAGACATGTCTCTTAGTCTTTACGCTATTTTCGTAAAATTTATAATAATCTGGATATTTTTCAAAAAGATGCACCAAAGCATAATCATAATCATTCCAAATAATAGACATTGGAAGAAGACTTAAAGGGCATTCATGGGATATCTTAATCATGAGAATAATTCAAAAATATTAGTTGTTACTTCATTATTAATGTCTGGTAGCTCCCATGTCAACGCTTCATATACAGATTTTACAGGGGGTTTAATAATACCATCAAACATTTCTACATAATCTACTTTAAATTCTTCTTCTAATTCAACCGGAAAAGTTCCAGTATAGCATAAAGTATCAACCTTAAATTTATTAGGTAAAATATAAATCTTTTTGACTTTACTGCCAGAACCTATCATTTCATATTTTCCGTCTAGATTATAATGACGTAATAATTCATTATACCATAAGGCCCCTTTGACATGATTAGCGGTTCCTTTACCAATAGCAAAACCATCTGATTTAGACTCTCCCTTTTCCAGGTCACTCAATCCACCACGAAGAGCTACATCATCTCTTGGCAAATTCTTAAAGGATTCATATATGCTCCTATAAAGGCTATTAGCTTTAACTTGATCATGTTCTAAAAGCGTATTTTCAATAACCTTCTTGATTAATTCTTTAGCTTTCTTAGGTGTAGCTGAGGCTGCTATTTGAACCCCTACATATTTAAATTTATTAGTCTCTACCCCCTCATTATCTAAAATATGTAATATATATCTTTTCTTTTGTAGATATACCCCGACATCACAAATAGCTTCTCTCTTAAAGAAATAACGAGGATCTACAGAATTTAAATTATCTCCAGCCCATTCTTTAATCTTATTATTTAAATAAACTCCCAAATCATCATCAATTAATTCTAAACCTTTCTTAGTAACCTTATTATTATCAAATATATCAAGCTTTGCTATATCTAAGATAGGTTGAATGGTAACATGACAGCTATCTGTATCTGAATAAAGAGTTAATGATTTGTCCTCATAGCCATATTTTTCTTTGGCATATTGATCAATAATAACACTAGCTTGTTTTACCACCGCTTGACCTGTAAGAGTAATACTACCTGCATGATCACTATCACAAATAGGACTAAATTTATTAGCAAATACTCCATATATGGAATTAAGTAAGAGCTTAATCACATTTTGTAATGCATCATATCTTTCCATCTCAGAATTAGTGCTAATATATTCTGAATCTTCTTTGGTTATCTTAGATAACTTTTTCTTTAATGTATTTGATAATTTCTTGGCAGATACACGCTCATTATAAAGACTATCAATAAGGGTTGGTACTACTCCTTTGGTCTTTTGAGTATATAATACATTTGCTTTAGATATAGCTATTTTCTCATTCTGGACAAACTGTATGAATTTGTCTGTTGGAAGCGTGTATTCCTTATTAGATGCAAGCAAAATAGTAACAGATTCAGGTGTCTTAGATATAATCTTACCTACTTTAGTCTCAGGTGAGATATTAAGAGTAATAATGGTGTTAGGATATAGAGAATTAGCATCATAGCTAACCACAGCTGTTTTACGGCCTTTATCCGGTTCTTTAACAAACCCACCTTCAATTTCATCTCTAGTAGGGCCACCCACAAAGGTAGGAATAATCATACCTTGTTTATAAGCAGCTAAAGCAACCGCCCCTGTAACAATAACAACCTTGCCTTGAGCTCTATCAAAATCTGTTAAACCTTTATAGGCTAACATGCGCAATATCTTAAAATGTTGCTTCTTTTGATCTATTCTAACCAAAAGCTCTACGTCTTGAATGTTATAATCTACAAAGTTCTCCCAATCTGTTTCTGCCAGTTGAGCTAGATTAGAAGCATTAATAGCCAATTTACCTTCTCCTAATTCATGTTGAGCTACAAAATTCAAAGAATAAGACTCAAGGGGTTGATGTGGAAAGGTTTTATATAATTCTAGATAATCTACGCAAGAAATACCATGGATATTCCATTTATCCATTTCTTGGCCTTTAATAAAGATACCTTTACGACACCAAATACTATTTACTGGCGATAATTTCTTGGCATGCTCTTCACTTAAGACTTTAGTAATGCGGTTAATTAAATAAGGAAAGTCAAAGCCATTAGCATTCCAACCTGAAAGAATATCTGGATAAAAATCATCTGTCCAGAATTTTAAAAAGTTAAGGAATAAATCAGATTCTGATTTACAATGAAAATAGATAGCATTTTCTTTTTTAGGTGTATAAGGCTTTATACCCCAAGTATAGAATTTGCTTGTTAAGCTATCATATATTGTTAATAAATTAATAGGATGCTTAACCTCATCAGTCTCTGGAAATTCTGTCTTAGTATAGATTGAAATATAATAAGGCGTCCAGATCTGCTCTTGATCATTTAAAACTTCATAGCTTTCTATATCTTTCTTAGCTCGAAGTTCACCAAGAGACATTTTTTCTTCTGATTTAGATCCTTTTAATCTTACCTTTACAATCTTATCTGCATGATAGATATGGGTATCAACTTCTATATCTAAAAAGCATACTTTAAGAGGAAATCTTGTAAATTCTGGCTTATCATATTCATCTTTAAAGGTATCTATTAAAAATTGTTGTTCTACTTGAACATTATGATAGATTCTCTTAATTGCTCCATCTTGAGCTGCCTTATTACGCTCAAAAGCGCTTTTAAAAGTCTTTTTCTTTAATTTGGTGTTAAAGATTGATAATCCATCTACTTGATCTGAATTAGTCTCTATATAGAAATAAGGAAAGAATGGCTCTTTCTTTACAATTCTATTTCCATTCTCATCCCAGGTAAAAAGATGACAACATTGCTCACGGGCACTATAATAGATATTTCTATACACAAACCTATTCTACCTTAACCTTTAACAAATATCAAGAAAAATATAAATTACAATACTCTTGAATATGATCTTCTAACCAATACTTTGTAGCATTCTTACGAGCAATATCTGATTCTGTTAAATATCGTTTGCGATCTGATACTAAAGTCTTAATAGTCTCAATCATTTCATCACCACTATTAAATTTTAATGGTGCATCCTTATAAGGTTCAAGATTTTGACATACACAAGGAATTCCTAATGCTCCAGCCTCAATATGCTTAATATTAGCTTTAGCTAAATTAAAACGATTATTTTGTAATGGTGCAATAACAACATTAACATTTAAAGCATTAAATGCTGATGGATAATCCCAAATGCGAGTCCAACCAATATAATCAATATCACCATTTCTTACATATTCTGCAAGCTCTGCTGGACAACCACCCATTAAAACCCATTTAAATTGTTTAAGTGTCTTTTTAATCACATCTAATATATCACCAAAATCATCTTTGACTCCTGGTAAATTAGCTACATTAAAATGGGTGGGACTACCAATATAACCTATACGTGGACGTTTTTTGTAAAGTTCATAATTCTCTGTAATCTTTGTTTTATTATAAAAACGATCCATCCAAAATTTTGGCATATAGTTAGGTAATGTAATTCCTTTTACGCCGGATTTTTCTTGGTAATATTTTGACATGTAATCTGTGGGGGTAGTAATACCATCACATAATTGCATGATTTCAATAGCTGTCTTAGCTATATTAGGATCTGTAAATGCTTCTCTAGCTTTATTATAAAGAGGAATATCTTCTGCAAAGATAACATCATCAATTTCATAATAAATTTTAAATTTATTGGTTTTATTTGAGATACCTCTTAAAAATTGAACAAATTGTAATTGGGTTGGTGTAACCTGCCTTTGAATTCTTACACACTTAATATCTTGATAAAAATTCTCTTGGAGAATCATAAAGTTATTATTATTGATAATACCCATTTGATTACCGTTAATAATAGCTTCAGGCCAATGCATTCTCCAGAAACCACAACCTTGATGATCTGCTGCATAACTTACAGCTCTCTTTATACCTTCTGGCAAACCGGTAGCTTGCATAGGGACCGTTGCACCACCAGGTGCATTAACTAAGGGATTACCAAATGTAGGTACTCCAAAAGGAAGTTGAGGTGCTCCAAGGACTCCGTTTGCGTTAAGAAAGTTCATAATTTGTGGTTCTAGTAGTTATACCGTTTCTTTTCTCTAAGAAAATCATTTCGCCGCTAGCACAATACTTGCGACATTCTTTTCGATGTGAAATGATATAAATTGCTTCATTATATGAATTTACACGTTCTTTTAATATATCAAGCACTAGATCAATGCCTTTTTCATCTAAAGAAGAGTCCAATAATTCATCAAACATGACCAAATTAATACCTACTGCTGCTTGTGCTCTTCTTATATCTTGGAAAGTAAAAAGCATAGCTAAATCAATGGCTTTACGTTCTGCACCAGAAAAATTAAAATAGCTACATTCTTTGTTTCTTTCATTAATGATAATCTCATCAAAAATCTCATTAAATCTAACTATACAATTACTTTCCAATTTCTTAAGATAATAAAGTAACCTATTATTAAGAACCTGTAAGATCTTTTTAACAATATAAGATTTAACACCATCTTCAGAAGCTATAAATTTAGCACTTTCAATAATGTCTGCTCTTTCTTGAAGATCTACAATTAATTGCTTTGATGTATCTATTCTTTTATTAATTGATTTAATAATATCATCATATCTATTGGATTCATTATTAAGACTTTCTATGTCTTTAGATACTTCTTTTTGCCAATATATCAAATCAACTTTACGTTGATTAAGAGATTCAATCTCTTGTTTTTTGATTTTAAAATCATCAAATTTTTTAATAAGAGATTCATAATCTTTATTTGTTACATCTATATCAGATTGAATTGATTCTATTAATTTTGATTTTTCTATAATGATCTTTTCATTTTCTAATATATTAGAAGACAATTCATTTAATATCTTATTATATTTTTCAGTCTCTTTTTCAAATGATTCTAATTCTAATTTGAAAGACTGTAATGAAAATTTAGCTTGTTGTAATTTTTGTTCTAAAGATGTGATATTTTTAGATTTAATATAATAGTCATTATTCTTTTTGTCTAAATCTTTAATAGAATTTTCTATTTCTGCTCTTTTAGATGTCAATTTATCTAAAGATGTTTTAGTTTTAGCTAACTGATTCTGATGCTCTAATAATTCATCTTCTGTATTTTTCTTATTGGTTTCATAATGAATGACACCAACCTCCTCAATATTTTTACCACAATGAGGACAAGATTTATCTGGTTTCTTAAGATTTTTAAGAGCATCATTGCATACTGATATTTTACCTTCAGCAATAGCTATAGTCTTATTAGCATCTTTAATTTTCTTATCAATAGTGTCTATGGCTACTTTAAATGAATCTAATTCATCTTTAATATTTGTTAATTCATTTGTATCTAATTGACCTAAATTAAGTAATTGAGATTCTAGATCTTTAACTGTTTGCTGTAATTCATCTTCTGAATTGGTTATTTTTTTAATTGGTTTCTTTAATTCTTGGGAATCTCTTTTATCTTTTTTAATGTGAGACTCTGCAATAGCTACTTTAGACCTATTATCTTCTAATTTGTCTTTAAGCTTTGAAATTTTCTCGGCAGATTCTTTAATATCATTATTAAGCTTTTGATATATTTTAGGATCTAAAATACCAATACTATCAATTTTCTTTTCTATTACAGCTATTTCTCTCTCATTATTGGCGGATTTAGTTTGTAAATCTACCAATTTTTTATTCTTAGTATTTTCCCAAGCTTCTTTTTGATTGGTAGTATCTTGAAGATTACGAAGGATTTCTTCCAATTTAGTAGATTCTACCTCTAATGTTTTCTTAGTCTCATTAGCATCTTCTCTAGCTAATTGTAGCATATTACTAAAAACCTCTAAACCCAATATACCCTCTATGAATTTTCTTTTCTCAATTTTCTTCTGAGCCATAAATGGCACAGTATTATTGACTGACATAATAACACTATTTTGAAATACCTCTGGTGATGTCCTAATAGTATCAATTATTAATTCTGTAGTCTGGGGCATACCAGACCGAGTAACATCTACATTATCTACATAAAAATAACATTTAGTAGGATTAATAGATCTGATTATTTTGCATTCTCTAGTTTGATCTCCAGATACACAAGAAAAATTTAATTCTACTTCACACAGTTGATCAGGTGCTTGATCATTGACTATATTCTCTTTTTTAAGCTCTCTTAATGTATTACCATATAATGCAAAGAATATAGCATCAGTAATAGTAGATTTACCAACACCATTTGCTCTATCTACTTTATCATAATTTTTACCTGTTATAACATTAATACCAGGTGCAAAGGTAATTTCTACAGGCTTTTTGCCAATAGACAAAAAGTTAGATACCTTTAAATGTTTAAAGTAGACATACTGCATTAATATCTATTATAGCAGATTTTTAAAAATAATCCCAGCTTATTTTATATTAAAATAGCTAGAACCTGTTGGTTCTAAAGTAACTTTTTGATTTCCAGGTGTATCTGATGGATTATCTTGAACAAATAACTGAGGATAAAGATCTTTATAATCTGGTCGACCATTACCATGTTGATCTGCTTCTCTATAAAGCTTTACACCATATTTATAAGCCAAATTGGTCATTATGGCTTGTTCTGTCCTATGTTCTCTCATTCCTGGAAGTTCTTCTGCTAAAACACTAGGATCAAAAGTAGTTGCTCTAGGATTAACACAATAGGTTAACCATTCCATTAAAAATTGTGTAGATTTCCATTTACCTTTTTGAAATAGCATGAATCTAGCACATCCTTGAGGCACTTTATGGTATTTTGCATTGTCTTGTGCCATTACAATATAACAATCTCTTTTACACCAAATAGAATGTTGATGTGCATTAGAAAATAACATTATGCCACCATCTTTATCACATTGATCATATAACATTGAAAAATTGCTAATAGGATAACAATCAGCATCTGTAAACATGACAATATCACCATCATTTAATGATTGTAATGCATGATAAACAATAAAAGGCTTCCAGCAATACCAACCAAATCCTCTTTTATGAGGATGCTCCCATAACCATTTATTTTGTTCATAAAAGGGTTGGGTTAAAAGCCATTTGTCATCATAAACCTTTACTTCATCAGCACCATATTTAAGGCCATCTTCAACTATAATTTTAGTTGTTCTTTCATATAAACTACCGCTGAATGTAATATAGACCTTTTTCACTTGTTTAATAATTTAAAGCTGGTTTATTATTAGTCAACTTGATATTATAAAATCTTATTTAAATATAAACAATATGACTGATTTAAAAGATTTAACCTTTTTAATACCTGTAAAAATTGATAGTGATGATAGACTAAGCAATTTAGACATTATTGTATCTTATTTACAAGAGAATTTTAATTCAGAAATTATTGTATGTGAGCAAGATACAGAACCCAAATTAAAAGATAGATATAATTGCAAATATATCTATATACCTATGGGTCAGAATTTTAATAAATCTAAAAGTATTAACACTGCAGCTAAGGCAGCTTCTACACCAGTAATAGCGGTTTATGATGCGGATACTTTATTAACGGTAAATCAAATTACCAAATCCACAAAGATTATTTTAGATAATCAAGCTGATGTAATATATCCTTATGATGGTAGATTTTATGATGTTCCTAAGAATTATCATCAAGCAATTAAAGAGAATAAAGATTTAAGCATTATCAATCTTGATGATTGTAAGTTATTTAATAAAGGATCTGTAGGTGGAGCTGTATTCTACAATAAAGAAATATTCTTAAAATTTGGTGGAGCTAATCAAAAATTTGAAGGTTGGGGTTATGAAGATAATGAGCTCTTTGTAAGGTTTACTAAGGTTGGTGCTAGAGTAGCTCGAGTAACTAAACCTTTATTACATTTAACTCATGAAAGAGTTAAACCAGCTTTTTATAATCCTTTATTAGAAGAAAAAAATAGGCAGGTGATGGAATTAATCAATTACATGTCACCTGCCCAGATATTACAAGAGATTAACTCTTGGTCGTGGAAGTAAGAATATTCTTAGCTATCCAATTTTCAGGTAAGATATAATCTTTAGCCTTTTCAAAGTTTTCTTTTATGATATCTTTTTTGCTATCATAATACTCTGGTGTGCATAGCTTAAGTTTATCTTTTAATTCATATAAATCATTGAATATAATAAAACCTTCTGGATTAAAGAATTTCTCAATAGAAGGGCATCCCCAGAAAATAGGAATAGTGCCTGTCATTAAAGTATCAATAAGCTTTTCTGAAAAATAAAAGTCTCTTTTACAATTTTCAATAACGAAGTGATATCTATAATCCTTTAAACCTTCAATCTTATTAGATGCATGTTCTTTAAAAGGTATATAGCTAGGACCAAATGCATCTATTTTCTTACCAGCTGCTTGAATAATTTGATGTCTTAATTGATGACCCTGTGTTTGGTTTTTATTAGAAGCAATAATAGAAAACATTTTTGATTTATCATATATTTTTCTATCTTCTTCTTTTAACCAACAACCACCTACTGGATAAAATTTAGCATTTGGAAATACTAAAAGTTCTTTATCATGAGTCCAAATTTCTTTATATTTTTTAGGGTTTTGCCTTATATATTCATATGCAAATGGATGAATAGCATAAGGTTCTAAAATCCATGCAATATTACCTTCTTGTAATTTAAAATCTGTGCATACCACATCAACTCCTGGTGGTGGTGTAGTCCTATCCCATTCAATATCTGCTGTTAGATTTACCGGTGGGGTGGGATTGCTGCTATACAAGCAATGACTAAAATTACTATCTTTAATATATAATTTCTTTTTCATTTAAAATTCTTTCTATCATCTAATTCTGGTTTATTTTTTTCTGTCCACATAGCACACATTATATTCCATACCACTGCTGCCATATGATCTTCATCATCTTGACCCATCCACCATTTTAAAAGATGTCTTTGAGCACTATCATAAAAGACTGATGTGGTCATTCCTTTTTTCCAATTGCTTTCACCATATTTGTCTGCACCATTGCGAAAATGCTGCATCACACGAATGAGTTCTTCCGTAGGTATTAAACTCATTTTAGGTTTACCTATATCTGTGTCTCTATGAGCACCTGTGCTAAATTCTCTTTTCATAATCTTAACCACCCATCTACAGCTAAACTATCTGCATTAGTTGGTCCCGACCAAGGACCTTCTGATCCAAACCAAAGTTTAGGCATGATTATTGTTTTATTAGGATTCTTATTAAGCCAAGCTGCCCACCAAGAAAAAGTAGAATTGGTAATAATATTATGCTTACAAAGTGATATACCTATAAAATCATCAATTTGAGTTCTACCCTTATAGAATAAAACCTTTTTACCAGTTTGTGAGAATAATCCTATATTTAATTTACACCAAGTATGATCATCTGAAAATACAATATAAGTATCTACATTATTCTTTGATTCTATTTGTTTTTGAGCATTTACCCAATAATCTTTAGGTTGTTGAGGGTGTATATTAGGATAATTTAAATAGTCTCCCCTACGAACATGTATTGAGCATGTATCTCCCAAATTACCTTGTGAAAGAATATTATTAACATCATCCACTAAAGATTTTTTAAATTCAAAGGTATCTCTTACGGTCTTTTCTGAATTAATAAAATGTTTATGACTTTGAAAATAACCATCTAAATAAACAAGCCTATCAACAGGAATGATTACTGGGTGATAATCCCAACTCTTTTCTTTTATAGTTGTAGCTACTCCAGGTTCTAAATCTGGTAATGAATTAGCAAAATATTCATTATTCTTCCATTTAGCAAAACCATATTTTACTTTATGAGCTTCTGCAATGCCAATAGTGCTAGCAATCAAAAACATTTGATTACCTAAACCATGACCTTGAGCTTTTAAAATGCCTATGTGAGAGACTTGCATTTGTAAATTTCTTTAAGTTTTTGTAAAACAATATTTAAAGGAGTGTCTGGATTTTCAACTGCCGATACGCCATGCTGTTTTCTATAATAATCAGCACCTCTTTTCATGTTGGTTGTCCATTTTTCTGTATGAGTAATAGAGCTATTTTGAATAGATCCAGGAATTTCTGCTAACATATCATCACTACCTTCAACATCTGGAAACCACCAAAAAGCTGGTAATAAACCCATTTTAATACCTCTCTGACATAATTCTACATGTTCCCAAGCATTTTGAAAATATTCATCATGATAACCCACCTTATTAATATATTTTAAATTAAAATAAGAAAAGGCTCCAACACTATGAGGATTAAGAGCTACTTTAATACCATTTGGATATTCTACAATATATCTTGGATTTGGTTTTTTATAATCTGGAGTTCTATTAGCTGGACCATGATAACCAAAATTTAAATGTGTAATACCTGTAGCATTTGCAACATCAATATATTTTTGCCATACATTTGGTGTTTTAATTAAAATATCATTCTCTATAAGAAATATATGATCACAGCCTCTATTTAAAAGAGTTCGCATAGCATTATTCTTAGCTTTACCAACAGTCTGATAAGGTGGTCTATTATTCATTACCTCAATACCATCTGGTAATGTTCCATCTGGTATTTTAATACCATCATTAATAAGAATAATATCTGTTAAAGGACCTTTATTTGCAAGTAAACTATCAACACTTTGCTTAGTGTATTCAAGTCTATCACAAGCTATGATTGCTGCTCCAATTTTCATGATGTTATAATTGCTTTATGATAAAGTTCATTAATATATGTCTTTACTTTATCTTTATACTTAACTTCCGTTAAATCAACAAATTCTTCAATAGATTTCTCTACACTAACATTAAAATTTGTGTCTTCTGCTTTATCTTTATCAACCTTAATTAAATCATCATAAGAATATTCTGTTATATATTCTACCGGTTTAAGTAAAGATAACTTTTTAGAAATTGCATCTGTGGTAGATTGATCTGCTTCTTTATCTATAATAAGCTTAATAATATTGCCTGGAACAATCTCTTTTAATTGTTTAGCTGTAATATTACCATTTTCTATCTCAGAATAATAAACCTTTATATGTTTAGGAGAAATATTATTCTCTATGAATTCATATTTTAAAGTGTCTAAATCTAAAATATATAAACCTTTAGATGTTTCATAATCACCCCAATCTTGCTGATATGGACAACCTACATAAAGAATAATACCGTCTTTATATTTTCTTTCTTCTTTATGGTGAAAATGACCTGAAATAGTTAATTTAGCTCTTTGTGTAAAGTCTGCTGCTTTGTAACCATTGGTGCAAACCTTATAAGAATTCATTTTAAAACTATTAATTTCAAAATGACCTACAATTAAATCACATTTAGGTATTTCATTAATATCCTGACCCCAAGGACAAAAAGCTATTTTCGTCTTTTTATAATCAAATAAATGCAGCCTATCAATAACAGTAATATTATTCCGTCCTTTGAAAATAGAAACAGAATTAACATTAGAATTATCTTTATAATAAGCATCATGATTTCCAACAGTAATGATAATATTAAAATCGGCAAATTCCCTAAAAATATCATTAACAATATGAAGAGTATTAACAGCAATATCATTGCGATCATGGAATATATCTCCTGGAATTATTATATCTTTTATACTTCTTTGTTTAAATTGTGCAGCCACCCACTTAGCATGATCTAAAGCTATCTTATGCCAAGTAGTCCCGTTACGATGTATACCATAATGAGGATCTGAAAATATGCCTACCTCTGGATTGTTAATCAACATTATTGTTCTGTTTCTTTAGAATCCATATTTGGACCTAGAATACTATACATTTCTTCTTGATAAGCTGCAAGTGTATCTCTCATGCGCTTTTCTTTTTTAATGCGACTTCTCCAGCAATTAAAAGAAATAGAATTAAAATATGAAAATGGGTTATAACCTAAATTAAAGTTATATTTTTTCTTTTTAATCGCATTAAACATATTAATTAGACAGTCTCCAATAGCTTCTTCTCTAAAGGTATAATTAATGAAATTAGGAGCATGGGCAAGACCATAAGCAATATTTTTGATCATTAATGCTAATTTGTCTGTAATAATGTCAGTCTCATAATATTTTTTAAGTTCATCTGTAAATTCTTGAGGATTTACATAATAAACCTTTTTTGGAGAATTTTTGCTTTTAGCATCTAAAACCACCACAGGAACATCTGGAATTATTACATCAACAACAACCTCTTCAACTTTGGGTTTCTTTGATTGTTTTGTCTTGGATGGGGATTTGTTCTTTGACGTAAATGTCTTTTCTTTTTTCATAATGTTTAAAGGCGTATACTAATTCATCAACTAAATCTATAATGGTAAGAATGTCTTTATTCTCATGGGTTCTTAAACCTCTACCAATAGATTGCAGGGTCTTAATCTTTGATTTACCACCCGCTGCAAATATAATGTAATGAATGTTTTTAATGGAAATTCCTGTGGAGAAGATTTTACTTATGGCTATACAAACTATATTATCATCTTTTTCCATAAGGGTTTGAATTTTCTTACGATCTTCAACCTCCATACTACCTTGAATAAAAAATACTTGTTTGCCTTCAAGGCTATCTAATGCCTCTTTCATTTTTAAACCATGATCTATATAATCTACCAATATAAGACAATTGTTATTAAGATTTTTAACCACTCTTTGAATAACTTTATATCTAAAATCTTTATTATGAATATATTCTAATTCTAGACGATACATATCACTAGAGGACACAGATGTATAATCTGGCTTAAAATCATATTCAATATGCAAAGCAAGCACCTGAGCATTGGCTATATATTTATCACCCACATCTTGTCTTAATTCTGTGGTGGTTTTTTTGAATATTACTGGACCTATAAAATTATTAATATTCCATTTATCAATATTGTTTTCTGGTAAAGTGCCTGTAAAACCTATTCTTCTTAAAGTTGGTATTTTATCAATAAGCTTGCATACTTTGTTACCTCTACGCAATTTATGGCAATTACTTACAAGTATACCGTTAGCATAATAGTTGTTGTTATGCTCTACTTCTATATTGAATACGTCTTCATTTTGACGAGGTATTTTTTTTATGTTTAGAATTTTCATAAAAAACGAAGGTTTAATGCAAATTATTTCATCATTAATAGATAATGCATCTGCTCTAATCATACCTTTCTTGGTGTAAATCTTGTGATTAGGTGTAACCTGTATAGTGTTGCCGTCGTCTGTTGTAATTTCTAAAAAATGATCATAAGCATTGCTTTTGTACAAATTACGCCAAACGTTTAGTACTTTTTGAAATTCATTACAACCGGTCTCAATATTATATGACATTACTAAGTCGTTTATTTTTATATCTTGTATATACTTGTAGCCAGAAGGTGTAATTAAAGTAGTATTTTTTCTTAAACATTCATCTACAACCAATAAACCCACTTTACTAAACCAACTAATATCTGAATTTTTACTTTGTAAAATACCCATATTAGCAACAATAACTCTAGCATTAGGATCTAATTCTGAATCTCCAGTCCATTTGCTCACTATAGACATCGGAAAGTTAT